ATTGCTTAATGTATTTGATTTCTCAAGTGAGGAACAAATGAATGACATCATCCAGAATTTGGATGGTGCAAATGACCAACCACCATATGACCTTGATTTTTATATCGGTGAAGGTCCATCAATGCAACAACATGTTGCAAGAATAGGAACAGAACAAGGAGTTGGTCGAATCGGTCGAGCATCAGGATTTTGCGCTCCGTTTGGATTGATATGTGTAGACGCATTCGGTCTTGCATTAAATGATGATTTCCGAGTTGTTCTCAATTTAGCTCAAGGCACGTATCATGGCGTTTATGCGGAGCGTGCTTGAACATGGATGGGTCAGATGCCTCGCAAATACCAACACAGTGCATCGACACAGTGGGTGACGTCACCCTGCCCATCCGCCTAGTCACATTGTTGAAAGAAAACAGAATTGAGATGATGATAATCACTGTCCTGTTGTACTCAACTGGATTGCTTGAAAAGGCTGTGACATATGGACAAGGAGTTTGTTAAGATGGCACGAAGAAAGACAAAAGGAAAGACGACATTTGGAAAGTCATTCCGTAAGAAAAGTAGTAAAGGAAAATTCAAGAAAGGCACATTAATCCGTTACAAGTATGTCAACGGACGACGAGTCGGTGCTGAAAAGACTCGTAAGTGATTGATATGAATCAATACAAATTGGATTGGTACTTGGCATCACAAGTTGTAGCAGAGGTTTTGATAGACCAGATGTCTAAAAACCAAAAGAAAATTCAAGATTCACATCCATTTCATAGAAATTCAACTAACTTGATGTTGGATCACGTTACTGAAACAGTTGCACGTTCAGTAATGACGTATGCTTTGCCTACGATTATGAAACATTTGTCACAAAATCAACTTAAAGGTACACTCGGCATTATGGGAAGAGTTGGAGGCCGAGTTGGATTAAGAGCAGTTCCAGTTATTGGAGCCGCTCTATTTGTCAAAGATGCTTACGAAATTTATGATTTTTTGACAGATTGACGCATAATACCGAAGGATGCACAAACACGGCCATCCTTCGTAAGATATTTTGAGATGTAAGAAGCGACTCGATTCTTAGAGCCAGCGCCACGAGGCGCAACATAATTGATACGACCCAATCCAAGGGGCATAAGGATTTCACAAAATTCACTTAATTTTGTTTTATGAATAAATGGCGCAACTGCAACCATATGAATGTGGGCATGATGTTTGTAGACCATCCCACCGATATCTTGGTAACTCCGAGTTGTCATCTCGGGAACATAAACACCACCAAGAATCCCATGCTCGGCAAGGACTGCACGAGCCCTGGGTAAAAGTGAACGTAACTGTTTCAGTTCGTCCATTCCATCTGGGTCAAATGTCCAGAGGGAAGGTAATGCAAAGGTGATAAGTTTTGGACGTCGGTAACGATAGTCGTCCAATGATTCAGCCGTATCGTAAATTTTGGTAAGTCTGCGTCGCATACGCTGAAATCGCTTCTTATTACGTTCACACTGACGACATCGTTCAGGGTAACGCAGATTGAACGATCGTGTGGAATATCGCCAAGAAGGTCTTCGGCGAGCCACACGTACGAAGTCATTAGCATCGTCCTTGACGGGGTTAAAGTGGCAATTCTCACAGGTGAAGCCCCATTGTTCATTCATCTTCACCACGACCACAGAACGGACAACATGGAATGCATGTAATGGATTCGTCCGAACAAAAATTACAAGGCCTCTTTACTTGTTTAGGGGACACAATATTTTCAGCCATCACAATGGCCTCCAGCAGTGAGGGCAAAGGGCACGGTGTGGTTCGTTCTTACGATACCACCAGTGACATTTCCAACAATCAATCACGAACACACCTCCAAGGAAGTAAGCCTGCAACCTAGTAGGCAGTGGCGTTCATTATTCACGATGTAAATTGTGGCATTTTTGCAGCATGGACAAAAGTCCTCTGGGCTTGGTACATAGTCTCGCATCAAATGTGGTGCGTCGTATAATGGTAGTTAAACGTGTGATATACGACATTGCACTAAGTAATATTATAGACCCTTGGTGTAATTAATACACCATGGCGGGCGCAAATCTACCAGCAAAGAAATATAAGAAAACATCACCAACTGTCACTCGACTATCATTCGAGTGTACTGGTGGCTCCACTCAATTCATTGACATTGGCAAGGCATTGAGTGCAATTAACAGAAAGTTCTACCGACAGGGCGTTTACTATTACGTAAACTCGGTAGAAGTCTATAACAACTCAACAGGTGTAGTAGACCTGCACACGTTGCCGGACAACTGGGTAACAAAGAATGCATGGAACCGTGGATTTCAACTGTTCCAGAAAATGAATTCAATGGTCGACCCACCAGTATCAAGTGTCGGTCGACCAAAATATCATGATTTCAAAGTTTATTTCGATAATCTACATCGACAAACAGGAACTTTATCTCCTTCACTTCATGGATTGAACGGAGTACCCGGGCCAATCATTGAATCTGATGATTGGGATTACAGTCAATTCGTATCTGCCGACAATGACGGAGATACTACTTTTGATTCTAATGGTAATGTTATTCTAAATCAAAATGCAGATGAATTCTATGTTCATATGCTTGGAGGCCACAGCGGTTCCTCCGCTGATTGGCATAGCGTCGGACTCATCAAGAGTTACGCTGATTCAAGACAACAATTGCCACTTGAGCAACCAGATTTACCACCAACAGCCGACATTGTCGCTGACCCATTGCTTAATGTATTTGATTTCTCAAGTGAGGAACAAATGAATGACATCATCCAGAATTTGGATGGTGCAAATGACCAACCACCATATGACCTTGATTTTTATATCGGTGAAGGTC